AAATTTGCAACCACATAACGAATCATGAGAAACCAATCGTTCTTCATGTGAATTTCTAGGTTGTTACAAAGGTTAGTACACTTGGTGAAGAGAACAAGGTGAGGAAGTGAAAAATTACCAGTTACGATTTCATCCCCAGCTTTCTTCTGAATTGTAAACTCGTTTTCTCCGTCTCCCATAACTGTGGTTCGAGACGCAAAATGTCCTTTACAACCAAATGTCAGAGATGCTCCTACATTCTTAATTTCGACCGTCTTTGCTCCAAGAAGAGTCATATCACGACACATTTTCTGAAAGTCTAGAGACGGCATGGTGATATGGGTGCTGAACTCCGTATCGGGTAGTTGAATATCAGGCTCATCGCGATCAAGAAGGTTCAGCTTGTAGCGAGTCACCTGCTTGCGATCGCCGTCCTCTAGAAGAATTCCTAGAGTATTTGGATCCGTTTTATCGATGTAGAACGTAATCGTATCGTCATTGGTCGCCGTACGAACAATGCGGTATAAATGATCAGTATTTACGCCAATCAAAAACTTAGGAGAGTCATGATTATAGGCATATTTCTCAAATTTATCTGCATATAGTCGAAGATGGACAAGAACCGTACGAGTGTTATCCATAGCAATCATACGGATACCATCCTTATCAAAATGAAGACTCATTTCCACTAGAATACATTTGAGAGCCTCCTTCAAAGTTCGAACAGCTCCTGTCTGAACTGTCTTGGCCTCGACGATGTACTCTGGCATTTTTTTATTCTAAGTCCAGTTCCTCTAAAGGGATATCATTCCGCAAAATGGAAAAAGGGCCTCGCCTTTCATTCCCCCGGTTTTGGCCTCCGGGTAGCACCTACTCTTACTAAATAGGCTTTTAAGCACGTCTGCCTCCTTAGTCGAGACCCATCGCCTTCCGCCAGCATGCTCCGCAGAGCATCCAGCCAAAGAAGGACGAATACGTAGACTCGTTGGAGCAATCAGTGCACTGCATTTTGAGCGTGTTCTTGTCTTGTTTGCTTAGAAGTCGCTCGATGCTGTTTCTCTTGCTTAATTTTATAAAATCCGTTTTGCGTTCATGAGTTTACAATGAAAACACACAAACAAACAAATGAGCGAGACTGAATTTGCCAAGAATCACCTTCGAGAGCACCTAAGCGGCCTTCTCGTCCCCCCTGTTTCTGAAGGTTTCTGGAGCATATATGATTCATCAAAAAAGCTATGCGAAAGCAACGGTCAAATGGACCAAGTTCTTCGTACATTTCAAAATATGCTCACGCGAATCCCCGAATGGTCAGATGCTACGCTATCAACTGAAGTTGAGCGTATTGTAAAAGTTTCCAAATGTACATATTTAGATGACCTTCTTATGGGAGTGTTTATTTCGTACATGAAGTCATTTGCATCGCTTCACTATCGCGGTTCATCATCTCAGATCAAAATTGAGTTTGAGCGCCCTAATTTTGCCAAGTTTGTCCATGAGCTTTATAAGCATTCGGCTCGTAAGATTTGGCAGGTCGCTTATCTATTTAAGACGGTTGGTGTAGCGGCCGAGCAGCAGGCTCGTAATCGTCAGGATGTAGAGAAACTTATTGGAGACTGTATGGAACAAGTGATCCGTACGTTCCTTCCGTGGGAGCAGATCGCAAAGAATTACTTTGTAGATACGCCTGCCGAGATACCTTCACAGCCTCCTGCGGCGTCGAAGTCGGTCATGTTTGAAGATGTTCAGGATGATGATTCTTCAGACGAGGAAGAAGAGGAAGAAGACCGTCCTAAGATGAAAGTTTCTGATGAAGTCTTGTCAATTGAAATAGAAGAGCTTGATAAGCCCAAAGAAGAACCTAAAGTTGTAACTATCGAACCCGAAGTCGATCCTTTAAAAGAAATTGAATCAAAGGTTGGTGAGTCGCTCGTTCTAAATATGTAAGTTTTCACTGTAAACGAACACAAATGATGCTAGTTATAAGTTCACTTGCAGTTGCTCTAGTTGTTTTTATACTATACGCACTTGAACGTAAATCTAAAGATAAGCCAATTGACTGGATTGATGCGGGAAAGCTTACATTAGTTGGTGGTCTTCTAACGTCAGGTATTGTTTTTGCAACGACATCTGATGTAGTAAATACTGTAGCTGAAACGGTAACAAATGTTGAAATCCCTTCTGTTCAAGATATGTTTGTAGGTGTTCCTACTTTTTAATCAATGGTGAGAATATCGCCAAGTCCTACAGGACTTTCAACACCATAAATAGACTTTAAGTGCTCAATCTCCTTACGCGGAACAGCACTATCTCTCGAGTATCGTGCTATTGCTTTATATAAATGAAATCCGTGATAACGATCATGATGAGGATCTTTCTTTCCAAACATAATGGAAGATCCGTTATCCTGTTTTAGCCAGCGTATAAGAAAATTAAACAGTGTATTCATTTTGTAGTCATCGTGATCAGGACCTTCTGGAAAGAGATCCCAGAAGATTGATGTAGCAAGACGAACGAGATCAAATGAAGGATTCGGCTTTACACTGGCAAATTTATTATTATAAAAAGGTTCTGAGTTATACTGACCACCAGCTTCTTCGTTAACCGAAAAATGATCACTCATAAACGTCTTAGATTCTTTCATTCCAGCTAGACGGATTGAAGTTACACCACGCTCAAAATCAATGATCTTAATTAGGTAACCAAACGTAGGGACTTTATAATAAGAACCATTACAATTATAATATAAAAATTCTTGAGAAGTTGTAACGTACATCACATTATTTGAATGAAGATCATTGTGTGTCATTCCAAAATTTCGCTGAGCAAATGCAAGGGCAAACATAACTTGAGAAATCCATGCAAGATGTTTCTCAGTTTCCGTATTTTCAGTCATAAGCTTGTAGAGAGTTCCGTCGCATTTTTCCATGACAGTAGTTTGAACGGGGACATTTGCAAATGAAGCCCATGCAAAAGCTTCATCTGATTCGGTATCTTCGTTAACAGAACCATCTTCGTCATCATCACAATCGCACGAGGACACTTTAAATATGTAAGATGTTGAAACTGAAGATGAATCGCTCTCATCATCATCTTCTTCAGATCCTTCAAGTAACTGTTGTATCTCAGCTACTTCAGTGTCGCTAACATGATCAGCATCCAAATCCTCAACGCCTTCAAGCGTAGTAGCCTCGCCAAGATTTAAATGAGGACGCGATGTGCGTGTGTGTTGAAACTCAATAGCATCGCGAACATGATCAGCAAGTTTTAGATCAAATGTCTTACCGATATTTGCACTAAACCACGAGCGTTCACTTAGCTCCTCATAATCGTCAGAAATATCAATTGTGTGATTCTTTGAAAGTCCACTAAATACACCATACACTTTTGGAAAATGCTGGCACTTGGATTGTGATAGTATTGAAGATATTATACTTCCAACATAAGCAGCATTATGATGGGACTGTATCTTTGAAGATACTTCTGTTGATTGACCACTAGATGATGGAAGACCAATCGTTGAACCATATTCTCCCTGCATCCACTTGAAAGGACTTAAAATCATAGTCGTTTTGCAATGGACCGCTCGCTTTTCAAATTTTGATGTACGAATTGAATCCGAAGATAAAATTGAAGAAATTTCTTCATCAAATCGTATACCATAATCTCCTACTATTTCGAGATCATTCGTCTTAAATAGAACTTCAAGAGATGGAAAAAATGGCTGAATAGAATCAATATTCCAATGAGCTAGAGCACTTGATCGTATATTAGAAAGCGTCCACTTATGAAGAGAAAGAGGAATTGAGGAAGCCTTTAGTTCTGTCTGCTTTCGCTTCAGCATATTATTACTTCGTGTACAAACCAAAAGCAAAATCTTCACGCAGTATAGTTAATATGAACTTTAACATTAAAAAGTTCAATATCGAAATGCTTAAAGACCGATGTGAAATCGATTCTCGAAAATCTCCAATGATTGTTATTATTGGAAAAAAGGATACTGGTAAATCTTTCTTGGTTCGCGATATTCTCTACAATACACAGGATGCATTTCCAATCGGAACTGTTATTTCGGGAACTGAGGTCGCCAATGAGTTTTTTCAACACATGGTTCCTTCTAAATTCATTCATGATAAATACAAGCCTGAAATTGTAATGAATATGATCAAACGTCAGCTAACTGTAAAGACAGCTCGAAATCAAGATAAAGGACGTGGCGGTTCATCTTCAATCGATCCTCGCGCATTTCTAATTTTAGATGACTGTCTTTACGATGCTACATGGATTAAAGAAGAATCTACTCGTTACGTATTCATGAACGGTCGTCATATCGATTTAATGACAATTATTACCATGCAATATCCTCTTGGTATTACTCCCAACTTGCGTACAAACGTAGACTTTGTATTCATTCTACGTGAAAGTATAGTAAATAACCGCAGACGTATTTATGACAACTATGCAGGTATGTTTCCTACATTTGACATGTTTTGTCAATTTATGGACCAATGTACAGAAAATTTTGAAGGACTTGTAATCTGCAACGGAGTTCAGTCGAACCGCCTTGAAGATCAAGTATTTTGGTATAAAGCAAGTGATCACCCTCCATTTAAAATGTGCGATGATTCGTTATGGGCAGATAATAAACCGTTCTCTTCAACCATGTTGGCATCCGACGAGTATAACTCAGAAACAATGAAAACAAGCAAAAAGAATTCGGGCCCATGGGTACACGTTAAAAAAACTAGTTGATCTAAACAGTAACCTTCAGCGTAGTGAAGAATGCTGTTTTGATATCCAAACAAATAATACAAAATTTACAAATCGCGAATTGCTCCTTCCGTCGGGTGAACCGGGCGAGAAATTGCATCCGATAGCTCATCGGTTTCTACGAGACCAGCATCCTTCTTAGCATCAGCAAGGGCCTTCTTGCGGCGCTCATCGTTCTCCTTCTTCTGCTTCTCAATCTTTTGAGTCTTCTCCTCCTCGAAGAAAATTTCACGATTTACTTCGTTCTCTTTGTACTTGCGCATCATCTCATTGAGTTCCTGCTCGGCGTATTCAACTTCAGGCATGAGGTGCTCAGACGGATCCCACGGTAGCCAGCAACCAACCTTACCAACGTAGAGACTGTCCTTGGGGTAACGACGCTGTAGAACCTTAGCATACTGCTGGCACTCCTCAAGATTTGCAAACGTACGACGAACCTTAACACCACGAACATTGGTGCGGAATTCAACCTTCTCAGTAAACTCGGTCTCAAGATCCTTCTCGTGCTTTAGCAGGAAAACCTGGTACTGCTCATGAACATCTGTCTGTTTTACCTCGGCATTGTGAACCTTAGTAAACTCGGCCATGTCGTTAAATAGATCCTCAATTTTTAGAGAGTACTTCTTTGCGATAAAAGCCATAAGGTGCTCCATACCCTTCACTTTCCAATCATAGTCCATAAACTCGACAAACTTTTCGTTAAAGAATTCAGCCTTCTGCTTAATAACTTTCTCAGGACTGAGGAAAGAAATTACACAATAGCGCTGCGTCGGGATTTCAGGATCTTCGTCGAGATAATCGATCGTAGATCCGTCATCTTCCTTCTTAGGGAATGACTCGACTGGCATTTCTTTATATTAGACAACCAACTATGAAAATACTTTTTTAACGACGACGTCTACGACGACCACCTTCCTCACTCTTTACGAACGGATTGGGACCACGATCAGGGCGGGGACCCTGCTGGGGTCCACTGTTTCCGGGTAAAAATTGACGTTTTGCTTGATCAGGTACATTAGGAAGATTTGGCCTGACTCTGCGAGCTAATATATCAGAACATTGAAACTGAATAATGTAAAACATACGTACAATAAAATTAATTGTACCAATTCCGTAAATCCAGCCGTATGACGCAGCTTGATCTTTCTCGCTAGAAGCATCTGCAATTGAGACAATATAGACACCTAAGAAAATATCAGCACATAGTCCACCGATAATTAGAAATCCAGCTAAAAGATTAAAATAATCGGTGTGCTTTTCGAAACGCACTTGTAGAAGATAGTATAATAAATAAATAGTTACACATGCATTAAGAGCTGAAGATGATATTAAAAATCCTATATCTATATCACCGGTAGATGCATCTTCTCTGTATCTCTGATCTCCACGTGCCGTACCGTATATCTGCATAATATATGCTCCTATTGCCGCTAGAACGACGAATACAGTAAGTCCTGTCTGTACGACACTCATTTGTTATTAGCGCGAACTTTTATATTTGGAACACATTTGCCAATTCCGACCGTCTGTTGCATCATAATTGGAGCTTTACATCCGGTACATGGGCATTTTTTATGTTCATGTCCCAGAATATGTCCGACCTCATGCGATACCATATATTGTCTATAATTTTCAACACCTTGGCCACTTTTTATTGATCCTCGAAACCAACGATCTGCGTTTAAATACATATTGCGACCTCCAAGTTCAGCACATGATAAGTTTCCAGGTAATCCACATAATTTTGTAACTGTTCGTGGTGATGAAAGACGAATTAGAATATCTTGACCTTCATTCACGGGTTCAAAAAAATATCCATCTTTAGCCCAACCGTCAGGATCATTCAAATACGCTGTAATGGCAAGAGATATTTGATCGGAATTACGAATAAAATACTTTTTACTCACATCCTCGTCTATAATTACGCGAAATGTTTTTCGCATATCTACTCTAAACGAATATTTTCTCTCGTAAACTCTATAAAATGCCTGAACAGAAACAAGCTCAGGGAATGGGTATTGATTTTGGCGATCTTGTGAGTCGTGCGGTAAAGTATCTTCTAGAGGGTCTTGCGGTTGCTATTGCCGCCTTCATGTTACCCGGTAAAGTTATGAAGCTTTCTGAAATTGGCATGATTGCGCTCGTAGCAGTAGCCACGTTTGCTATTCTTGACGTATATGCACCTAGCGTAGGTGCGTCTGCTCGTACTGGTTCGGGTTTTGGAATTGGTGCTCATCTAGTTGGATTCCCTTAAGCATTTTCTATAAGTATCCTTAATAATTAAATAATGCTCAAACAAAAAATACCAAAGGCATTGAGAGAACAAGTTTGGATTGTCCATGCCGGAAAAGTATTTGATCGTAAATGTCTGACCGATTGGTGTAACAATACTATGACTGTATTTGATTTTCAATGTGGTCATAATGTTCCGGAATCAAAGAAAGGTAAGACTGATATTTCAAATTTAGTACCAATATGTTCACGTTGTAATTTATCAATGGGAAGTCAGTTCACTTTCACAGAATGGTGTAAGCAAAGTAAGGCACAACCTACCGAAAAGCCGACAGTATGGACAAAGATGATATCCAAATTGTTCGGTACAAAGGCAGCTGGTACAAAGTCAACGCGAAACCCTACGAACCAACTTACCAAACATTCAAAGTTGCGTGGGATCTTATCAGAAACCCCGAAATTAGCTCCGAAGAAGCGTACAGAAACTACTTCGAAAAAAGCAGAAAAGAAATAAAAGTATTATATCCGTCATTTCGTAAGGATGTTGAGTGAGATATTAATTGCACTTGCTTTAGCATTGTTAGTCGTTGGCATTTATTCGGCGATTAGAGGTTATCCTCCCGGTGTATCGACGTATCAAATGCCACCGCTTACTCAAAACGGAATAGATCCTGGTCAAGCCAAGTTTATGTTTTTCTATACTCCTTGGTGTCCTCACTGCAAGACAGCTCAACCTGTTTGGGCTTCTTTAAAAGAAACACTGAAAAATACACCTTCTACATTCGGAGGCCATACTGTAATATTTGAAGAAATCAATTGCGATTCTGACAAGGGAAAGAGTGCTCTTTATAAAATAGAAGGATATCCCACATTCAAACTAGAAACTGACAGTAAGCTGTATGACTTTAAAGGTAGACCTTCAGTTGCCGGTCTTGAAAACTTTTTAACACAGGTTCTTGGTCAGAAGAAAGCGACGTAATTTAGATGACGCATATTTAAAAATATCGATTATATCCATCTTTTCCAGATCAGATGATGATGTTAACATCGGATACATCAATGGTAATGTACATGGGTTATTTTTATGAAGACCACTTTGACGTGTGGCAATGGATATTAAATCGTATGCAAAATCAAAAGGCGAAACAGAATCAATTGTTTCGGCTGTAATTACGATTGTTCGCCGACGGGGCAATGTTAGTATAATTGTATCATCTGAAATAGGAACTATAACGCCGATATTTGGAGTAAAAAGATCTCCATCTACATATACTTGATTATACAAAACTTGCGGCTTAAATACTCCTGGTATACAGCATGAGCATTTAATAGCTTCTAACAGAGGAACATCTTTTGAAAAAATAGTTGGTTTTCCTTTAGTAACGTTTGATGCGATAATAAATAAGGGCATATTTGCATCTCCAATAACTTTTTTGCGAATATCTAATCCTGCTTCGTCAAATACAGAACATACTGTTTTTTCAAATTGATTCATAGAAAATAAACCCTTTTTCGATAGACACGATGTAATATCATATAACCCAATAGATGGAGTAAAATTCTTTGTAGATAAATGTTTTTTTGTTAAGTCTGAAAGTTTATCAATAGGAAGACCAAATGCAACATATGTTCCAATGATTGACCCAATAGATGCACCGTATACTCCATTTGGAAATTCTAGTTTTTGATATTTTGCTAATTCTTGAAGAGCCCCAACATGTAAGATTCCCTTAATTCCTCCACCACCAAGACCGAGGCGAGTAAAATGCTTCTGCATTTTTATATAAGTAAGAGTAGAATGCTACGAGCAAATGACGTACTGCAAGAACAACAGCAGCGACGCGATAATCGAATGGCCGCCATGATTCCAGTAATTGCACAAATTCAAGCAAAAATACGTCAACAAGCTATTCATAATTCAAATGCTCCTTACATCTTGTACGATGTTCCTACCTACGTTTTTGGTTACCCTCTTTTTTCTTTAAAAGAAGCACTTGAATATTTAGTGGGTGAATTCTCGCGAGCTGGTTATTGGATATGGGTTGTTGACGCAAAGTACCTCTTCATTTCATGGGTAAAAGCTGTAAAGTCTCGTGATGGAAAGCCAATTTTAACGACAAACTATCGTCCCCAAGTATATGACCCTGCATCGATCGCATTTCTTCCCGATGAAAGATAATGGCAGTCAGTGGTAAAAGTATATATAGCCATAAAAAACTTGGTTGGTCAAACACATTAGCATTAAGCGCTAATATTGCGGTATTGGCTATTTTCTACACATTTCTAGGAGGATTTATATCATTTATCTTTTATTACATCTTTGATGAATATGGCCCAGAAGATGAACCTCCTCGCAATAAAGAATGGGAAAATGTACCAACATGGTTTCAAATTTTTGATGTATGTGTGGAAGTAGTTATTATTGCTTTAATATCATTTTGGGTTACATTTCTTATTAATACAAGTGCACCGGTATTTCCAGTTAGACCCGATTTGAGCAGTTATGTAGATACTTACACAACTGGTATGTTTTTTATGTACACTGTTTTCTTATTTACAACAGACTTAACACATAAGCTAATATTTTTATATAACAAACTACTTGGAAAGCATTTTGATTCTATATTTCCTCAATATGGTTCAATACTAGATTTATCATTATCTTACACTCCTTCGCGTAAAACGAATGAGAGTAAAACTGTAGCATAGAAACACCAATGGACTGTAATCACTCTCTTGTTGTTGACGAAGGTCAGCATGTGTGTCAAAATTGTGGAACTGTATTCGAACAACTAATTGACGAAGGAGCTGAATGGAGAAATTATGAAGATAGTAAAGGCGAAGATCAGTGTCGTACAGGTTTTACAACCTCTGAACTTTTGCCAGAGTCTTCTTATGGATCCATCGTATCATATAAAGGAATTTCATCTTCAAATGTATCTATGAAAGCAGTACAACGACTTTCTTCGTGGTCTTTGTCGTCTAATAGTGAACGGTCTTGGATGGGAATCTTTGACACAATTCAACTATGTGGAAATAAAGTAGGACTTCCCAAATCAATTCTGTTTGATGCATGTGCTCTTTATAAGGGACTTGAAGAAGCTCAGAAGGTACGAGGTGAAACACGTCGTGCTTTGATGGGTGCCGCTCTATTTGTATCGTGTCGTAATCATCAAGCTTCAAGAAGTCATGAAGAAATTGCTGCACTCTTTAATGTAAATATTCGTAGTCTCTGCAAAGCAATTACTCGTTTTGTTCAAACCGAAAATACTGTTCTTGATACTCAAATTGGTATTGCTGAACGACTATGTAGTGCTCTTCATCTGAACGATAAACAACGTGAATCTATTATGGATATGTTGTATACAATTTCAACTAAATCGGAAGATGAATTTGAGAATACACCAAAAACAATTGTTGCTGGTGTAGTTGCTCATGTTATGGGGTTGAAGACAAAAACAGCAGTAAAACCTGTTGCTGACGCCTCGGGTGTTTCATCCTTATCAATTCACAAACTTGTTCAAAAACTTATGTAGCGGGAGAGTTGTTAGCGTAACATACTTCGCCCGTTGTTGGGTTGTAATACATTGCGTAAAAACTAGATCCTAAGCTTGATAGAGCAGCTCCCCGAATGGGCTTTATTACACAAGTGTTTACGGTGGTATTGTTTAGAGTTGCACCTGTTCCATTAATTATGATAGAATTGGATGCTTGACTGCTCTCACCGGCAAAAGATCCAAGAGCAACTGCATTGGAGCTCTGACCACTTTGTCCGGCTTTATATCCAACCGCTACTGCATGTTGGTTTTGATTTATCTGTCCACTACTAGCTCCAACAGCGACACAAAATTGATTCTGGCTGGTGGTTCCAGCAGTCTCTCCAATAGCGACTGAACTAAGACCCTGACCGGTTTGTCCGGCACCAATTCCAAGAGCGATTCCATTTTGGGTTTGATTGCTCTCTCCGGCTTGATAACCAATAGCGATTCCATAGGGACCCTGATTGACAGAACCGGCTGTATAACCAACAGCGATTGTACCAATACCTTGATTGCTATATCCGGCGTAATAACCAACAGCGGTTCCACCTGAGCCCTGGAGATTATATCCAGCTCTACGTCCAACCGCTATTGCGTTTGTCGCCTGACTGGTTTGTCCGGCATTAGTTCCAACCGCTACTGAATAGTTAGATTGATTACTTTGTCCAGCATTTAATCCAATCGCGACTCCTTCAATACCCTGGGTAAGTTGTCCAGCAGCATTTCCAATAGCAACTGCATTGGAGCCCTGAGTGGTTTGTCCACTTTGATTACCAACTGCTACTGAAGCGGAGCTCTGATTGCTATTTCCGGCATAATTTCCAACTGCTACTGCAGTGGCGGTCTGAGTGGTTTGTCCAGCATAATTTCCAACAGCTACTGAACCGGAGCCCTGATTGGTGTATCCGGCAGTATTTCCAACTGCTACTGAATTGGATCCCTGACCGCTTAGTCCGGCACCAATTCCAAGAGCGATTCCATTTTGGGTTTGATTGCTCTGTCCGGCTTGATAACCAATAGCGATTCCATAGAGACCCTGATTGACAGAACCGGATCTATAACCAACAGCGACTGTACCAATACCTTGACTACCAGATCCAGCACTAACTCCAACTGCTACTGCATTAGATCCCTGACTAGTTTGTCCGGCAAAAGTTCCAATAGCTATTGCACTCACACCCTGACTGGTGTTTCCAGCACTAATTCCAACTGCTACTGCACTATCACCCTGAGTGGTTCGTCCTGCACTTGATCCAACTGCTACTGCTGCGCCTCCCTGATAATTAGATCCGGCATAATAACCAACTGCTACTGTATTGGATCCCTGACTACTTTCTCCAGCACCAATTCCAACTGCTACTGAATTGGTTCCCTGACTAATTTGTCCAGCACTAACTCCAACTGCTACTGAATTGGATCCCTGACTGCCTTGTCCGGCCGAATTACCAACTGCTACTGCACTCGTACCCTGAGTTGTGGTTCCAGCACTAACTCCAACTGCTACTGCATTGGATCCCTGAGTTGTGGTTCCAGCACTAACCCCAACTGCCACTGCACTCACACCCTGATTGCTAGATCCCGCCAAATAACCAACTGCTACTGAATTAGAATTCTGATTACTTTGTCCGGCCGAATAACCAACTGCTACCGTATTAGCTTTCTGATTGCTATATCCGGCGTAATAACCAACAGCGGTTCCACCTGAGCCCTGGAGATTATATCCAGCACTATATCCAACCGCTACTGCATTTTGCCCTTGATAGGCATATCCGGCATAATAACCAACTGCTACTGAACTCGTACCCTGGCTGGTGGTTCCGGCAGCTCCTCCAACAGCTACTGTATTGGAGCTCTGGTTGGTTTGTCCGGCAAAAGTTCCAATAGCTATTGCAGCGGTTCCTTGACTAGTTTGTCCGGCAACATTGCCAATTGCTATCGCAGTGGTGCCCTGATTGGTGTTTCCGGCATAAGATCCAACTGCTACTGCATAACTATTCTGATTGCTATTTCCAGCAGCATTTCCAATCGCGATTCCGTCAAAACTCTGATCAATTTGTCCGGCAATATTTCCAATCGCGATTCCACCAGTGCTCTGATTGGTTACTCCGGCATTACTACCAATACCCACCGTTGTTGCCCCTCCTGAACCATTGGTAGCTGCTGCTGGACCAGAAGCTCCTGTAGCTCCTACAGGACCTGTTACACCGCTAGCACCTGTAGGACCCGTTACACCCGAAGCTCCTCTTACTCCTGAAGCTCCTGTAGGACCCGTTACACCGCTAGCGCCTGTAGGTCCTGTTACACCTGTAACTCCCGAAGCTCCAGTAGGTCCTGTTACACCGCTTGCGCCTGTAGGACCCGTAACTCCTGAGGCTCCAGTAGGTCCTGTAACTCCTGAGGCTCCAGTAGGTCCTGTAACTCCTGTAACTCCCGAAGCTCCAGTAGGACCTGTTACACCGCTTGCACCTGTAGGACCTGTTACACCGCTTGCTCCAGTAGGACCTTCAACTCCCGAAGCTCCAGTAGGACCTGTTACACCGCTTGCACCTGTAGGACCTGTTACACCGCTTGCTCCAGTAGGACCTTCAACTCCTGAAGCTCCAGTAGGACCTGTTACACCGCTTGCTCCAGTAGGACCTTCAACTCCTGAAGCACCTGTAGGACCCGTTACACCTGTTACACCCGAAGCTCCAGTAGGACCTGTTACACCGCTTGCGCCCGTAGGACCTGTTACACCTGTTACTCCTGAAGCTCCAGTAGGACCTGTAACTCCACTTGCACCTGTAGGACCTGTTACACCGCTTGCGCCTGTAGGACCTGCTCCTGCAACTCCAGTAGGTCCCGTTACTCCTATGAAAGGCTCCCCATTAAGTGTGATTTGACCAGTTGTATTAATATTGCCATTTACTGTTAGACTCGTAGACGTAATGCCACGGACCGATAAATTTCCTGTTGATGTGATATTGCGAACTGCTAAATTTCCTGTTGAATTAATGTTACCAACTGCCAAACTACCCTGTAAAGTATGGTTACCTCCTACCCCTACAGTTTTTACACTTCCTGTAAGATAAATATCGTCAACATTGATAATATCTGTTTTTACAGTGTACCCGTCACCTTCTTCATCTGTAACAATTTTTGGCGATATTACACGCTGTAAAATATTTTGCACACTACTTCCGGAAAATGGATCATTTCCAGGTCCCGTGCTCATTTGTTAATATGGAGCTAAAAGCGTTTAATTCCTTTTCTCGTACTAACAGCATGGAGCCTCTTTTCGACCCCTCTTCAGTAACTTTGGGTGGACGTTATACTTTGTTCCCCATTTCTCCCTCTGAACAGGATTTGTATAAAATGTACAAAAAGGCGGTTGCAACTTTCTGGACAGTTGAGGAAATTGATTTCAATAAAGATAAGGAAGATTGGGAAAAACTAACTGAGAACGAGCAATACTTTATTAAGCACATTTTGGCATTCTTTGCAGGTTCTGATGGGGTTGTTCAGGAAAATTTGGCCACTCGATTTCAAAAAGAAGTCCAGTCTCCAGTTGCTCGTCTCTTCTACGGTCTCCAAAATGCAATGGAAGGTATTCACTCGGAGACATATTCACTCCTAATTGATCAGTATGTGAAAGATAAGGATGAACAGATTAAGTACTTCCGCGCAATTGATGAAATTCCCGCTATTCGCAAAAAGGCTCAGTGGGCTATTAGTTGGATCGAATCCCCTACAGATTATGCGACTCGTGTCGTGGGATTTGCTTGTGTAGAGGGTATCTTCTTTAGTGGATCATTTTGTGCAATTTACTGGCTAAAGAAGCGAGGGCTTCTTCCTGGTTTGACATTTTCAAACGAGCTTATCTCTCG